ACTGAACTTGACATGGTAAGAAGAACTACTGAAAAAGGAGATAAAGCATTTCCTAAAGGTAGAAAAGCAGTAAAAGTAGTTTATAGAGCAGGCTATAGTACAATACCTGGAGATTTAAAACTTGCATGTTTTGATTTAGTAAAATACTATTTAAAAGATGAAAGAAAAGCAGGGTTAACAATAGCAGGGGCAACAGTTAGAAACGAAGTTTCAACAAGTTTAGCAGGAAATATAGATTTTCCAGACCATATAAAAAGGATACTTGATACTTATAAGGTATACAAATAATGGCAAAGGAAACTTACGGCAACTTAACTATACAAGCTAAACAAGTTCAAAAGTATGCTGAAAAGAAACTTAGACCTTTATTTGATAAAGATCTTTCTAAACTAACTAGTAAAAATACTAGTGAAATAAGAGCAGAGATAATAGAGGCTAATTCAGTTACTAAAATTGAACCTTTTATAGAGTTTTTTGAAAATGTAGATTTTTCACTAGCAGGTAAAAAATATATAAAGTTAAAACAAATAGTTGACCAATATATAAATAGTAATGATGATCAAATTACTGCTTCAGTTAGTTTAGTTGTTGACGCTTATAATAATTTAGTAAAAGACTATAATAAAGATAAAGGAGTACAAATTAGTCATGCTGGCATTAATGTTATTGCAAAGCATTTATTTTTATTATATACTTATTTACAATTAGTAGGAGATAGAAGCATTACCTTAATAACTTCTGCTCCACCAAGTAGAGTAGAAGATGAATCAGGAAATATTATAGGATATATTCCTGAATTAAGAAAAGAAAGAATTAATCCTAGAGCTGTTGCAGCAATGGCAGAAGAAATAAGACAACTTTATATCATGTCAATTGCTCTTCTTTCTCAACCAATACAAGGTGGTGGAGATTTTGAAGACTTACAATCAGCACTGGCTAATTACTTTAAAACTAATGACCAAAAAACTCATTTAGCTACTAAAGTAAAAGTTGTAGATATATTAAGTGGTACAGTAAAACAAGAGTTAATATTTGAAGAGGCTGATACAAATAAAAGAAGAGCAGCTGTAGAATACCTACTAGGAACAGCAAGAAATAATGCGTTACAAAGAAGAGCAAGAAGAAGAGAGATACAACAATTAAGAAAAACTTTTGCTAAAGATTTTGATGCTTTGTCTGGCTCAAAAAGGACTAATCAAGAATTAGGAACACAAGTCAGAGATGCACTAACAGGTAAAAAACCTAAAAGAAGTGCAAGTACTACAAAAGCTAAAGGTAAAAAACCTAAAAAAGATGTAAAGAAGTTCAAAGTAGAAAAAGCAATAGCAGATTTAAATAAAAAGAAGAAAAAATTAAAAACACTTCCTAAACCAAGTAAACTAAAAAGAGAAAGTGGAGAGGGAGATACTCAAAGAGAGTTAAATAGATTAAGAGCAAAGATAAATAGAAGTTTACCTGCAGAAGTTAGAAGAAACATGGGAAGACCTAGACTTGAGAATCAATCAGGAACTTTTTCAAATAGTGTAGAAATTGTATCATTAAGAAAAGGTAAAAAAACTATTATTGGAGAATATACTTATATGAGAACAGGAGGAGGAACTCCTCCAAGAAGTGGACAAGGTGGAGTATATGAAACCTTCGAAAGAATGGGAGTATATGCAAATAGATGGCCTGTTACATATAACCCAAAACCACTAATAACAATGAGTATTAGAAATTTAGCTAAAAAGTTTACAGATGCTAAATTTACTCTTAGGAGAATATAATGGCTATATACAGAACAGCAAGAAAAAAGATTGCCGAGGCCATGGTAAAAAAGATAAAAGAAATTGATGGCAGTCATCCATTTAATCTAAATGTATTTGAGAATGTATCAGCAAAAATGGTATTCTTAGATGAAATACAACAATATCCTAAAGTATGTGTTGTAGCAGGAGATGAAACAAGAGAGTATCAACCTGGTGGATTTAAATGGAGATTTTTAACATTAACAATTAGAGCTTATGTTCATAGTGAAGATGATGCTCAAGAGGAATTAGCATTATTAGTCGAAGATATCGAAAAGATTATTGACGATAATGATGTATTAGTGTATGATGACAGTGTCAATCCTAGTGAAGTAACAACCTCGTTAACAATCGAATCGATTACAACAGACGAAGGAGTTATTCAACCTTTAGGTATAGGAGAAATTACTGTTGAAGTACGATATTAGGAAACGAAGACGCTCATTAATGTGATGCGGAATCCTTTCCAAAGAAATAAATAGGAGAAAGCAATGGCTTTAAATCTATCGAGAAATACCAAAGTATTTATAAGCACAGTTAATGGTGTTCATACTAGTGGTGCTGGATTAATAGAAGTAGATAATATAACTGCGGGCTCAGGTCACGCGGTTGGTGATGTTATTACTATTGGTTCAGGTGCGACAGCTGCAAAAGTAATTGTTACTGCTGTTGATGGAAGTGGCGGTGTAACTGCTGTAACATTAACAAACAACGGAAGAGGGCAAGGAAATGCGGGAACAGATAATGCCGATTTAGCACAATCAGCAACTTCAGGTTCTGGTACAGGTTTTGCTGTTAAAGTTGATGGGCAGAATACAAAAACAACAACTTTTGATGGTAGTAGAACAGCACTCGGTCTTTTCAAAGGTAACGAGAGAGATGCAAATACTTTTAAAATTGGTGTATTAGATGGTTATAGTTTTTCCCAGGCAAACGAGAGCACTGATGTAACAATCAATGAAGCTGGTGACGCTCCAAACAGGGGTTCAAAGAGATTTAATGACTCTTTAGCACCTGCAGAATGGTCTTTCCAAACTTATGCAAGACCTTTCAAACACGGAACAGCTAGTTTCAGAGCGAGTGGTACACATGACTTTGCAGAAAATATTCTTTGGGCAGCACTATCTGGTCAGACAATGACAACTGCAGATAAAGATACTAATAGTGGTAATACTACTAACTCAGGTATCAAGTACCCAAGCGGCAGTGAAGTAACTGTTGATTTTGCAAGTTCTAATGCTCACGAACTGTTAAAACTACAAATCTATTTTGCACTAGAAAATACAACTTACAGACTTAATGAATGTCAAGTTAACCAAGTAGAGATTGACTTCTCTATTGATGGAATAGCAACCTTAAGTTGGTCTGGTAATGCAACAAGCATTGACCAGCTAACAGCTTCAGCCGCAGGAGCTATAGAAGATCCTTCTAAAGCTAACAATGTGTCTGGTTCAGGTTCAGGAACTCAAGCTATCGTAACTACAGATGTAGAAAAATTCAACTTTGTTGATGTTAGTGGAACAAATGATGCAGATTATCTTAGAAATAAATTATCAGCATTAACTCTTTCTAATGCAGCACAAGGTGGAGGAGCATCTGCAGGTGGTTTAGATGCAGTTTCAGCTTATGACATTGCTATTATTGGTGGGTCTATAACTATAGCCAATAATATTACATACTTGACACCAGAAACTCTTGGTATTGTTGACCAACCTATTGGTTCGTTTACAGGAACAAGACAAATATCTGGTACACTAAATTGCTACCTTGATACAAAAACTGATGGGTCTAATGACTTATTAAAAGCACTACAAGGAGCAACAAACTTAGTTACTAACTCATTTGATATGAGTTTATTCATGGGTGGCGGAAGTTCTGCAACTCCTGTGATTGAGTTTGATGTACCAAAAGCACATATACAGATACCTGTCATTGAAGTAGCAGATGTTATTTCAACAAATATCGAGTTTATGGCTCTAGGTACAACTATTACTGACACTAATGAGATGACAGTAAAAGGTAAAGGGTCAACTACCTTTAGCGAAACTGGTTACGACAAAGTTAACAGTAACGCAGTATAACCATGTCGGGGTTTAACTTTCTCAGAGAGAGCGAACTCCACATACATTTTGGGAGTAATCGATACAATGTAAAGATTACTCCCGATCTTACTTTTACCCAAACATTTGCGGAAGATGCGTATTCAGTAAAGACTTTACACGATCAAACAAAAATGTTTAAGGGAACGAGTATAACAAAAGCTAATCCTGCCGATTTTAGTTTTAGCACTCATTTAACAACAGAAAAAGACGAACAAATTATACTTGAACTTTTGACAGATATAGTTACTACTTCAGGAGAACAACAATTAAAATCTTTTGACATTTATGTAGTATCTACGAATGGCACACTTAAAGTAGAAGGTTGTGTCATTACCGAAGGACAGTTTCAATTTGGAAAAGGGTCTCATTTAATATTAAATGTAAGTGGACAAGGTAAAAAACTAAGTAGGGTAGGAGACGAAAATTTTTCACTCCCCGGTAATTTGCAATCAGCAAGTGCCACAAGAACTCCCACAATACCTTTGTTAGACGTGCTAGTAAGTAATAGTGCAGTCTCTAATTTAGTGACAGCAACGCTACAAGTACAAAATAATATAGAATGGACTCCTTATGAAACATTACAAAATAGTCTAAGTGTTACAAATGCAACAAATGCAATGTA